CGCGGTTAGAATCAGTGCCAACCTCTCTCTGAGATGATGGAACACCAGATGGTCCAGGATAATTTACAATTGCTTCTGTTACATCTCTAATCCATGACTTAAACATATAGTCTTCACGGGTTAGACAAATAAGATGATTTGTCCCTCTGCGAATGATTTTACCAACCAGTCCTGTATTTAAACTTTCTACAATATCACCCAGGTTAAAGATATTACCTGCAACATAATTTTCGCGCAGTCCTCTAGGGTCAATCTCTGGGGCAATCTCCCACATTTCAGCAACTTCTGCTTTCTTTTTCTTAACACCCATGCCCTGACGCACTGCATCAAACAATGCCCGAGTATCACCATCATCTAAGTCTTTCGGTGTGCCTCTACGGAATGACTCAAAGTCATCATCCATAACTGCTTTACGCATCTTAGATGCAGACATTCCCTCTACACCCTCTGCGTCTGCATCACGCACACCAGCAGAGATCACACGGATAAGATTGAAGTCATATAATTCACCGTTGTATTTCTGTGCAAGGTTCTCAAACTCCGATTGTCTATCAGATCCAACGATAATATTGACGTTACCATATCCTTGCTCACTCGCAGTGACGAGAACATTAAAGATGGACTTCATCTCATCATCATTCACAATGTTCTCCTCATACTCAGGGAACATCTTTTTCATATATGAAACCTTCATGTCAGGATCAAGGGGATTCTTCTTAGCATCCTGTGTCCTTGACGGATAGATCTTAAGATCTCCACCTGCAGCAGCTTTCTTAGCAGCAGCAAGGAGTTTGCCATGACCAACAGTCGGCGGATTAAATCTACCAAATGCAAGAGTCAGAGTATCGCTAATCTCACCAGACTCATCACCACCCTCTTCAGATCCTTTTGCTTTTGTTTCTGTCTTATCTTCTTCTTTTGCCTTTGGTTTTACAGCAGCAGTTGGTTGTGGTCTTGCAGTTTGCCTCTGCCCTTGCTCTTCTTGCTTTGCCTCTCTCTTACTCAGAAACTTGAGTTTACCACCCTCAGTTTTCGCCACAAACTTTCCACGGGTGTCCAACCAACCACCGTGACCATCACTTTTAAGATTTAACTTCTTCGCTTGCGCCGACGCCTGCGATTCCGTTGCCTCATTCAGAAACTGAAAGAAGTTTTTCATTTATATTGATAATCCTTATGTTTTATTTATCACACACCTATATTACCGACTGAAGGATCCCAGTCTCTTGGTTGCTTAAAAATCTTTTCAGTCTCAATCATCATCTTAAGTTCCGAAATAGATGCCTCACCATCTCCAGTAATCTTTGATCTATTCTTAAATCTTATCTGAAATAATGGTTGCTTTATTTCACTTAGAATAAATTTTACATTTGGTCCGTTTGGTTTTGGAGATCTCTCTGCTACTAAAGTTGGATATCTTTTTTGTAAGGCATCGATGTATTGCATACTTGACTCATTTGTTTTACTTGTTCCAATAGAAACAACTGCAGCATAGTCATCACCAAATGCAGCTTTCTTTAAAAAATCCCAAGCTTTGGCAGACCCTCTACCTGCTGAAAAAGATTCAACCAATCCGTCAAGAACTTCATTGTAAAACATCGTTGTATACTTTACTTTTTCAAACTTCTCTTTTGGAGTTCTAGATGCCCCCGCAAGAAATTCATATTTTTTAGGGTCAATCCCCAACACAAAAGTTTCATTAACTCGCATCATTGATTTATATGGACTCTCATTTGATATTGTCTTGCTGGGAGTTTTTCCTGCTTTCAGAGAGAAGTTTAAATCTCTGTTAATAATTGGGGTGCCATTAATAGTGATATTTACAGCGACATCACCTTTAAGATTTCCCCCAGATTGTTCACCACCAACTCCGTCAGCGACAACTACAACATCTACTTTCTCAGGTTTATTATTAAGAAGATATTGATCCTGCGCTTTTCTTAAATCTTTTTTATACTTTGTTGCAGAGTTTACAACTTCCTTAATCAGACTCTGTATTACAGATTCCTTCGTGTTGTCAAAAAACTTTTTACCAAAGGCACTTGCAACCTCACCCTCTTTCAGACTTACCTGCAAAGTGACCGTCACAAAATCAGGCACGTAATCAGGTTGAGAACCTCTTGTTTTTACTCTGAATTGCTTTCCTCTAAAAAGAACTTTTGTAAATCCACCTCTGGTATACATTGAGTTCTTTACCTGTCCTCGGATCCTATTGACACTGCTAACATCTAACTTTCTGCCGGGAGCATCACTCTCACACATAATCAAACCGACAGCGATAGCAAAAATCCCTTCCATTACGGATCCAAGGTTGACAGATTTTGCCATGACTTTTTATTTTTATTTATTATGGAGTTATGGGGACTCGAACCCCAAACCTCCTGCGTGCAAAGCAGGCGCTCTACCAGTTGAGCTATAACCCCGTGGGAAGGATCACTCCTCCTTGCCCTGCTCGATTTCGTTATGAAGAGCAGTGATTGCTTCTCGGATGAGTTTCACACGTTCTGATGGAAATGAAACTGAGTCATCCTTTGTATGTAGTAACAAAGCATAGCGCACTGCATATGCTTGTTCTGCAGTAAGTTCAAGTTTAATCATTGATTTTCATCCTCATATAGAATATCAAATTCCTTCTCTATTTCTCTATCCAACTCTTGAGATATTTCCCTAATTGTAAGGATACGTTCATCAGAGAAGAAACCGGGGTGATCCTTTGTATGCATGAAAAGAGCATGACGTAAGACAACTGCATCATGCATATTCATTTGCAGATTGATCACAAGTCTCCTTCCTTACGGTTTTCAGATTTGTGAACATCAAACTCACCACCAGGGTAGCGTGCTTTCAGTTTCTCAACATTCATCTCAATGACTTCATCAAAGGTAGTGTCCAGTGCCATACATGCCTGTGCCAGATACCAACAGATGTCACCCAGTTCACGCTTCATGTGAAAGACATTCTCTTCAGTGTAAGGTTTACCTTGCAAGAAAATCTTCTTCACAACTTCAGTAAACTCACCTGCTTCGGCACTCAAACCAAGAGCAGCAGTCAGAAGTTGCGAAACATTGCAATCATCAGTGACCTCAAGTTCACTCAGTCGTGCGGCAAGAACAGGCCAGTCAAGACTAGGATCACTAGTCACGCCCTTTACAAAGTCAAGATATTTTACGGTGTCAACTGTCATAGTCTGCTTTAGGTAGTTCCGATTGTTGTAGTTCGAGTTTTTGTCCTTTGATTTCTACATACTCCACTTCTTGCCAACTTCCACCAACACCACCATCCATGTTGACTACGATGTCGCGGGTAGGAAGTTGCTTGCCATTGGAGACATCAATGATATCACCAGGAAGAGGATTAAATGTGAAATAATGTCCATCCCAGTATTTGTTTCTGGTGTGCATAAGATTGACTGCATCTCTTTCGATACCACAGTCAGCGATCTTTTTGCCATCTGGATCAAACACAGAATAGTAACCGTTCATGAGAATTTGAATCCGTCAAAGGACTTTTTAGGTTTTTGTTCTTCATAAGTATACTCTTCATCCTGTCCACTGTCAAGGATGTCTTCCTGTGCTGTCTGTTCACAATCATAAAGTCTCATCTTTGCACGATCAATACCAACCACAAATCTCTTGGAGATAGTAGGATCGTTATAACGATTCTTCAACTGCTTCACCATAATTTGTCCCAACCCCTCAAGCTCATCTGTAGAAATAAGGGCAAACATAAGATCAGCAGTAGCAGGGAGACCAAAGGACTCAGAAGTATCAGTAAGCTCAACATCACTGCTACCATAACCAGAACGAGTGGTCTGCGTGGCAGAAACGATAGGGACGTTTGCTTCGCAAGCCAGTCCTCTAAGTTCTTCTGCAATAGCCTTAACAACTGTATATGAATTGACATTGCTACCTGCGCGATACCTTTCGGAAGCACATATATTAAGGTAATCAACGAAAATAATATCAGGTCTAAATGACTTCTTAAGTGCAAGTTCATTAAGAAGTGACCTAAAGTGTCCTGCATGGGCAGATGCCGTTGGATACTCTTTAATAATTAGGGATCCTTGGGTTCTGTTTGCAAGTTTTGTCACCTTATCCTCAAACATCACCTTAGGAAGTTCTGTTATCTCCTGGATAGGCACATTGAGAAGATTAGCATCGATTCGCTCTGCAATTTTCTCCTCAGCCATCTCAAGCGTGATGTATAGTACGTTTTTCCCTCCCAGGAGTGCGGAAGATGCCACATGGCACATAAACAAACTTTTACCGACACCAGTGCCAGCAAGAGCAATGTTAAGTGTTTTGTTCGGGAGACCACCTTTCGTAATCTTGTTGAAATACTCAAGGTCGAACTCGATTTTGTCTTCCTTGCGGTGATAAGACTCGTAACGTTGCTCATAATCAATCAGATAGTCGTGTCCAATATGAGTATCGAAAGAAACTGCCAGAGCATCTGACAGGATACTAGGAATCGCATCACGATCCTTGTTCTCATCCTTACCATCAACCAGTGCAATGGATTCCATCAGTGCCAAGTAAATGGCACGTTCACGACACCACTTCTCTGTGGTGTCTACTAACCAATCAAAGTCTGTCGGTACATCCTCAAGGTAACTAATGAGTTGAGTGATTTCCTTAAATGAGGAATCATTAATATCAGACCTCTTCTCTACCTCAATGCAGAGAACCTCCTTAGTCGGTGGTTCATTATACTCCTGCACAAACTTGAGAATCTCTTCAAAGAGAATCTTTTGATTGAAATCCTCATAGTAATCCGACTTAATAAAAGGAACTACCTTGCGAAGATATTCTTCATTGTGAATCAGATTCCTAAGGATTAGAATTTCAACTTTGTCCATGTGGTATATCAAAAACGAATGTTATCCTTGTTTCATCACCGACATTCACCGTGCCGTGAGGAAGTTTATTATTAAACCAAAGGAGAGTTCCTGGTTCAACGATGACAGTTTCTTTGCCACAGAAATATTGATACCTTCCAAGTATAGAAAGATGATATCTGTTTCTGCTCAGATAATACGTTCCTTCATCAATATGTGCTCCTACAATCTCATCCACAGGGAGTGAAAGAAAACCGCATCTGTGAATGTCTGCATTCTTGAAGTGCTTGCGTATGATCTTTCGGATCTCACTGTGGTGTGCGTAGGCAGGGGTTTTAATGTTGATCTCAGAGTCTCCCACAAAATCATCTTTGTGTTTGACACCACCTATTATAAGTTGTAATGCACTTACTGGCAAGTCTGAGAATCCTCTGTCAACAAGAGACTGAGACCCTTCCAGATTTTTCTGGTGGTCCCAGTCTCCTGGATACTTCTTCAGTTGTTCAACTACTTTCTTGACGTTGATCCCCGTCTTCAGAATCTTGATACTCTGGTAACAACCACCATCCATCTTGGAAGTCATCGTTGATGTGCTCATACTCTTCAGGATCCATAACTAAATTCCTCTTTTGCGATTTCATCCAGTTTCTCCATCACTTCAGGAGTGAAGTAAGATTCTGGATCTTTGTAGATTGCTTTGGCATAGACTTTCTTACCGTCTATCTCATAACGACCTGCCACGTTCTTCCAGAGACCACCGAGTTCGCCCAACTCCAATAGACCATAATATCGATCAAGACCACGCTCATCGTAATAAAGGCGCACCGTAACATCTTTGTTCTCCTTGCTTAGACGCGACTTAGCAGTCTTAGCCTTGATAAGATTTCCGACGATTTCTGTTCCATCCTTTTCTTTCTTTTTGCTGAGATAGATGATTGTAGATGCAGCATACTTGAGTCCACTGCCTCCACCCATTTCTTTT